TATTTTAAAAATACCTGTACTAGCATATTTTTAATCAATATTTAGTTTTATTGAATTTTCAATAAACTTTATATAATTGCTTGCTTCATCTTCGTATTTGTCTACATAAAAAGCAAACATATCCTTATTTATTTGATTTAAATGACATAATTCTATATGTGCAAGTTCATGCAATATAGTTTTTTTCTTTTTGTAATATGATAAGTTAGAATTGATGATTATATTATATACATCTCTATATGTGAATACAAAGCCATTAATTCCATCATCTAAACTAACATATGTAATATTAGCATTGTAATAATTTAATAAGTCTTGCTGTGATATATTGCCATTTAATAAATTTATAATCATATTTAATACCTCATACTAAGTACCTATACTAGCATACTTTAATTATTTTGTTCTCCATCAATTTCTTTATCTATTTCTTTTTTTCTTTGCTCAATAATAGTTTTAATTATTGCTTTATCTGATTCAGTTAGTACATCTTTATATTTATCAAAAAGTATTTCCAAATCATTTTTAGGTAAATTGGTTTTACTTAAATCTTTATTGATTAAATCATCTACTGTATAATTTAAAAAGTTTGCAATCTCAATAAGATCATTTGTCATGATGTTTCGTTCTCCACTTTTCCACATTGAAATTAAACTAGGACTATTATGATGTGTGATTTTTAATAAAGTTTCAGCACTAACTATATTATTATCAATCAAGTAACTTATGTTTTTAGGAAAATAATTTATCATATACTACCTCCTTACGGCATAATTATACCTCTTTTTTCACTAATTTACAATATTTTTTTCACAAAAAGTGAAAAAGTGCTTGACATTTCACGCAAAGTGAATTATTATTGAAATAGTCAAGGAGGTGTGCATGGAAACAAATGAAGTCCAAGTAATTAGAAATATAAAAGCAGTTCAAAAAAGATATGGACTTAGTAATACTGATATTTCTAATAAATTGGGTATTTCTGAAAGGACTTATGTTAATATGAAAAATCATCCGTTTGAATATCCAATTTGTAAATTAAATGATATTGCTGAAGTGATAGGATGTAATATCAATGAATTTTTTTTACAATTATAATTCACTAATAGTGAAGAAAGAAATTTGCATGAAAGAAAAATCAAAAATTGAAAAAGATGCTGTAACATCTAAAAAAACAAAAGGAACAATGTGTTGAAATGAAATTAAAGGAGGAACAAAATGACTAAACAATTTTATAGTGCAAAAGACCTACAAGAAATGTTGGAAATATCAAAAGCAACTAGTTATACACTTATTAATAAACTTCAAGAAGCATTTAAGAAAGATAATCCAAATTGTATAACAATGAATAAGTTTATACCAGTTAAATATTTTGAAGAAAAATGTCTTGGAAAGGTCAGTGAAACAAATGAAAAAAATTAAATGGATAAATGTAATTAAAGTATTATTATTTTTAATATTTTTATTAATTGTTGTAACTGATTTATTTACACTAATATTTATACCTTTTTTTACATCAGAACTACCTACATGGTCAATATTTGGCTTTATTACATTTTTATTTAGTTATACGGCTATAGGTATTATTGTAGAAGATTTTCAAGAACAATTTAAAGAAAATACTAACAATTCATACAGATGTATTAAAAACAAAAAAATATATGATCAAGAATTAGAAAGGTAAAAATCATGGCAATATTTAGAAGTATCAATATGACATTTTGGACCGATACGAAAGTTGTTGATAATTATACTCCTGAGGATAGATATTTTATGATGTATGCACTTACTAATCCATATACAAATATAATTGGATGTTATGAAATATCTATAAAGCAAATAGCAAATGATTTGGGTTATAAAGAAGACATTATTAATAATTTAATAAGTAGATTTAAAAATATTCATAAAAACATCGATTATGATTACGAAACAAAAGAATTATTGGTTCTTAATTGGTGTAAATACAATTGGAGTGCTTCTCCAAAACTAGATAGTTCTTTATATAATTCGATTGAAAAGGTTAAAAGTAACTTATTTCATGATAAATTAGCAAAAATATATAACAATAGAGAAACTGTTATTGAAAAAGTAAAAGAAAACGATATGGTATCTATACCGTATAGATATGGTATAGATACAACTAATAGTATAGCTAATACTAATACTAATACTAATGCTAATACTAATACTAATACTAATGCTAATACTAATGCTAATACCAATATTTTTAATAAACATAAAGATATCTCATCAAATAAAGTAATTAAACATGTATATGGTGAATATAAACATGTCTTATTAAGTGATCAAGAATTAGAAAATTTAAAAAAAACATATACTTATTATTTGAATTTAATTAAATATCTAGATGAATACATAGAAATGAAAGGATATAAAGCTAAAAATCATTATTTATGCATAAAAAAATGGGTTAACAACGCATATTTGGAATCAAGAAAAAAAGACAATAAAAATTTATCTGCATCAGAGCAAAGACAACAACTCTACAAAGAAATGGAGGATTTGTATGACAATAACAGAAACAAATAATTTTCTTGAAAGAATAAAACAGCATTATCAAGAATTTGTTATTGATAAATTCAAAATTGCTGAATGGCATCAAAAGTTAAAAGATTATGATTATTCAGAAGTTAATGCGAAACTAGATGAACACTTAAATAATGAATCATATGGTGATAAAATACCAAAAGTATATTTTCTTGTGAGATATTTAAGAACTTTTGAGCAAAAGAAAAAATCAGAAAATACTATCCGTTACGTAAGATGCAATTTATGTGGTGATAACATACCGTTTTCACAGTATGAAAATCATTATGAACGTTGTAGTAGTGTAAATTATGTAATTAAACAAAGTAAAAAATATTTTAAAAAAAACTTAGATCGTAATAATTTAATGTCAATGTCTAATGCCGAATTCGAAAAAAAATATAATAAATTACTTGAATATATTATGAAAAATTCCGATAACGAAAATGAAATTAAATTAATTTGTAATATTTTAAAAGATACAAATTATCAAATTTCTCTGAGCTGGTAATATGACAAGAAGAATAAAATACTTTAAAGGTCAAAATCCAACTTTACCAATAAAAAAAAGAAAAACAATAAACAGTGTAATGATCTATTTGTGGCAAAAAAAAGAACATGCACCAAATAAAGGTAAAGAATACTTGGCTTATAGAAATTATATGCTGTTTCTAATAGGTTTTAATACAGCATTTAGGGCAGAGGATTTATTACAATTGAGAGTTAAGGATGTTTCTAAAGGTTTTGTGTCTATTGTTGAAAATAAGACAGGAAAAAAGCAAAACTTTAGAATGAAAAAAGAATTTTATCAAGAAATTATGGAATATATTAAAAAATATGATTTAAAAGATAGTGATTATCTATTTATGGGACAAAAGAAAAGGGATTCTTATAAAGGTAAATCATGGAAAATAATATATCCAATAACAAGACAAAATGCGAGAAACATATGTTTAGATGTTGCAAAAGCGGTTGGTATAGATTTTAAATTTGGCCTTCACAGTTTAAGAAAAACATTTGGATATCAATATATTAAAAACGGTGGAAATATAGTTACATTGATGAAAATGTATAATCACGATGATACAAGTACAACTCAAATGTATGTGATGTGGGATAAAGATGATGCTGAAAACGAGAGAAGTAAAATTTTTTTGGGAAATGTTAGAAAGTAGAGGTGATAAAAATGAATAACGATCTTACAAGTGTAAATAATTATTTATTTGAACAATTAGAAAGATTAAACGATGATGAAGCATTGCAAAAAAAAGAAGAATTTGACAAGGAAATTAAAAGAGCAAAAGCAGTCGCATCATTATGTTCGACGATTGTTTCTAATGCTAATTTAGTATTAAATGCAAAAAAATATGCTGATGAAATGGGAATAGAAAACGAAAAAGAACTATTAACTCTAAAGGAAAAATAGGATGCATAGATTTACTGAGAAACAAAAACAGTTTATAAAAGATAATGTTGTAGGAATGATTAATGATGAATTAACCATAAAATTTAATTTGTATTTCGGTTTAAATCTAACAACTATACAAATAAAAAATTTTAAACATAATCACCATTTGAAAAGCGGATTGAATATGAGATTTAAAAAAGGACAACAACCATTTAATAAAGGACTTAAGCAAGAAGCATTTATGAGTATGAAAGGACAAATTAATTCTAGAAAAACACAATTTAAAAAAGGAAATAGGCCTTTTAATTCAGCAAAAATAGGTGAAGAAAGAATGCGAATAGGTAATTCAAAAAAGAGTAGTTATTTATGTATTAAAGTTTGCGATGGTAAAAAAAACAATAATTGGGTTCCTAAACATAGATTAATATACGAACAATATTATGGACCTATCCCAAATGGATACAAAGTAATTTTTGCAGATGGTGATAATACCAATTTTGAAATAAATAATTTAATATTAGTATCACCTAAAGAGCATCTTATTATGAATAAACAAAAACTTCGATTTAACGATGCAAAATTAACTCATACTGGATATTTGATAGCAAAGGTAATAGCTAAATATAATGGACAATAAAATTATTGATTATGAGCAATTGTACTATGATTCACTATATGAAATAAAAATACTAAATAAGAAAATTGAAGAGTTAGAATTAGAGATTGGGTATTTAAAAAGTAGTAATAAAGAAAAAAAATTAAGAAAATATATAATTAATGAATTAAAAATGTATCAAAAAAGGAGGATATATGAAGATACTAACAAATAATCAATATGATAATTTTATGGGAAAAATTAATGAACTTGTTGGGGAAGTAGTTGAATTAGAAAATAAACTTGGATTATTAAAAGCCAATTATGATGCGAATCTTAATGTAATAAAAGAGTTAAACGGAAGAATTGGAGGATTGACAAAAGAAAATAATAGATTAAAAGAGCAAAATGAAATATTGGTAACAAGTGCTAAAATTAAAGATAAATCAAATGGTGAACTAGCAAAAGCTTTATCAGACTATAGTGAAATAATAAAAGAAAGAGATTCTTTAAATATCAAAGTAAAGGAGTTAGAAAAAAAGTTAGAAGAAAGTTTATCTGATGCTTATTTGAGAATAAAACTTCCAGCCGTAAAAGCACCTAATTCGCAAAAAATGAAAGTTAAAAGTCATGCAGTTAAAGATCGAATATTAAAAAAATACATAGATGATTTAGAAAAGAACGGGTAAAAATATGAAAAAATTGGAATTTGAGGAATTGATTAAAAATAAAAATTCAAAAGAAATTCATCATCTTATCAATGAAGGTGCAAATGACATAATAAATTTAACTGATTCTCAATTAATCAAATTGGTAAAAATTCATAAGAATTTGTACGAACAAGAAAGAAGAAAAATGGTTGAAAAATCGTAAATTATGATTATTGTAAAGTTTTATCTAAAAAAATGATCAATTTACCATATAAAATATGGAAAAAATTAGAAAATAAATAATTAAAAAAAATTTGTCAGTTTTAGGAGTTATGACAAGTTTATTAGAGAAACATTTACTTAAAAGAATTATAAAAATATGGGTTTGTGAATGATGAAATTTATACCAATAGTGATACATTAGATTTTATTTATGACTTAATAAAAACCGATTTAGTTGCAAAGGTGGAGGAATAATGGATAAAGAAATATTTGTGAAGAAAATGCAAGTATCAAGAATTTTGTTTAAATACAATGTACCGATAAACGAAGCTAAAATTATTGGCACATTTATAGAAGAACTAGAACAACAATGTAAAAAGCAAAGGGAAGTTATTGACAAGGCAATAGAATTATTAAATAATCCTTGGAGTTTTGAAAGTGGAAACAAAGAAGTTGATGAGATAACATACAACAAAAAAAAGAAAAGTTATAGATATATTAAATGAGGTGTCAGAATGAATTATAGAGAAAAAATAAGAAAAGCAATAGAATGTCCACAACTTAATAATACAAGATATGGAGAATGGGGAGCATTGACCTTAGAAAAAAGAAAATATATAAAAAGATTATTAGATGAGTTAGACAGTGCTGACAATTATCTTAAAAAGGTATATTTAGAAAATAAACAACTAAAAGATAAACTATCTAAAATAGAAACATTAATAATAAACCATAACCGTAATATTGGTGATATTTATTATAAGTATAATAGCAAATTTTTAAAAAGCGAATTAAAGCAAAGAATATTAGAGATAGTATATGAGGTATCAGAATGAATATAGGTAATATTACATCCAATAATTTTAATTTAGATGGTAATGGCAAAGATATGCAAATAGAAGTTTATGAACAACTAATAGAACAATTATTAGTAGCCCAAACAAACGAAGAAACATTTAGACTAGAAATGAAAGATATAACACAAACACTAGGACTAGATGAAAACACATTGTTTGATGATGTTAAAGCATATGTAAGGAGTTTAAAGGATAATTGGAATAAGTTAAAAGAATATATATATAACCAAATACCAACGGATAAAACGGTTCTTACTAAACATATAAAAATATTTGAAGTATTAGATAAAATGCAAGAACTAGAAAGAAGTGTCAGTGATGATAATAATTAAAATAATAACCTTATTAGCATTACTATATTGTATAAAATATATTTATGATAGATTTAACAATAAAAAAGAAAATATAGGGCTTGATAATACAGTAATTATTTCGGTAATAGGACTGATTATATACCTTATATTTTTATAGAAGGAAGTGATAGTAATGAATAAAGAAAAATTTATAAAAATGTTGGAACAAGCAAAAGAAGATGAATATGGTAGATTATATGTTTTAGGAAACTATAATAATAAAATTTATTTTGGAACTATAACAACTATTTGTGAAGATATATTTGTATTAAATCATTCAGAAGAATGTCAAGATACAGCAGAATTATATGATAGACATTTTTGGAATGACGATACTTTAGAATGTTTTGTAGTATCAACTAAACATGATGAAGATATTAAATATAAAGAACCAGAAAGGATAGAAGAATTAGATGATAAATATTGTTATCCAAATGATATATTACAAAAGAAAATTAATGAATTAGTTAAAATATCAAATAAATATGCAAGATTATTAGAGAAAGTAAAGAGTGATGAGTAAATGAGTAAAGAGTTATTTAAAGAATTAGATTTAACCATTGCTGAAATTAGAAAAGAAAATACTAGATTATTAGAATTATGTATGTATGGCTTAATTAGAGATACAAAAATTTATAATCGTGAAATAGATGATGTAACTAAATTAAAGTTTATGAGTACAATTAAAAATAATTTAACTGATGATACATATACATTAAGAAAAAAATTGATTAATATTTGGAAGAGTGGTGAGTAAATGGAAGCAAATTATGTACATAAAGACAGTACAACACTTGTACAAGATGAACTTGTTAAAAATGAACTTAATCAAATAGAACTACAATATAATGCTTTAAAACAACAAAAATTTAATGAACTTTTGAAAGAAAATCAAGAATTAAAACTTGAATTATCAGGTTATAGGCAAGCAATTTTAAATAATAAAGAAATGTTAGGTTTAAAAGAACAAAATGAAGAATTAAAGAAACAACTTAAAGATAAAACGGAAGATTATAAAAGAATGAAAGATAATTTTGATAGTAAAGTTGATGTATTAACTAAAATAGAAATTCAACAAAAAGAATTTATAAATTATTTAGAAGATGAAATTAGTAAACAAAAAAATGATATATTCGCTAATGCTTTAACAAGTGAAGATATAGATTTGTATATAATGAAAATAAAGTTGCAAGAATTAGAAGAAGTTTTACAAAAATACAAAGAAATAATAGGAGATATAAATGACAAGAAATGAATTTGAACAAAAATATCTAAATAAAATGGTAGAAGTCGTATTGTTTGATAATGATACCTTTAAAGGTTATTTATATTCAACTAATGACTATATGAATAAAACAAAATTGTTAGATGTGAAAAACTATTATTTTGTAGGTAATGATATAAGAGAAAATGGTTTAAGATTTAGAAGCAGCAAAAAGAATAAATGATTTATTTGGCAGCTTATATAAAAAGGAGCGAAAATGAAAAAGATTATAGCAACATTATTGATACCAATAACAGCTTTGATACTATTATTTAAAAAAGTTATTGAAGCAGCACTTGCTATAAGTCAACCAATAGTAGATGGATTAATATTAATAGTAGAAAAAAATTATAATTTTTGGAAACAAATATTCAAATGGAAGGATGGTGAATAGATGAAAGAAAAATTAGAAACTGGAGCAATGTTAAATCCTATATGTCAAGGTTGCTCTAAAAAGGATAAATGCAATAATAAAACATTATGTGCTTACTTAATACCAAAAGAAATTAAAAATGATAGAGTAGGAGCAGATCTTATTAATCCAGCAGCAGCACCAATAATACTAACTCCTGAAATGTTAGAAAAACAATTACAAAAAGATTTAATAAATAAATCATTAAATATAGGAATTGATATGGGAACTGGTTATAGTAAATCTTCTTGCAAAATGGGAGGTAAATAGATGAACGATAGTTTAAACGATAATTTTAAAAAAATGAGCGAAGGATTAAATCTATTTGCAGAAGGCTATAAAGAGCTAATGATTAAATTAGTTGATGTATTTACTACTGCATTTCATCAAGTATGGCCTACATTAAAATCAGTATTTAATTTTATGGATAAAACTATGACTAAAAAGAAATTTAAAGGAATGCTTCAAGCTGCAGGAATACAACGAAATGAAATAAATAAGATTGTTGCAAATAATAAAGAACCATATACATATAGAAGATTATATGAAGCATTGAAATTATATAAAAAGGAGAGTGAATAAAAAAATAATTTGGAATATTGTATTTGATAATATAGAAAGGGGAAAAAATGAAACAACTGATAATGCCATTAAAAGAAGTCAAAAGTAGAATATTAAAACTAGAAAACAGTTTGGAATTAGAACTTACATTAAAGAAAATAAATTTTGAAAAAACGCAACCCAGATCAAGCAAAATACAAAGTGTTTTAGTTTCTAAATCTTCAAAAATATTTGATAAATTTACTCATTATGTTATTAAAGATGTTGAAAGGGATAATAAAATATTGCTATTACAAAAAGAATTATTAAGCTATGAAAAGTATTATTTTGATGAAATAGCAAGGATGTTAAAATATGAAGATATTACATTAATAATTTATTTGAGAGAAGAAGAAAAATTATCTTGGAAACAAATTGATAGCATACTTAATAACGGAACTGATTATTCTAGAAAAAAATATGAAGCATACAAAAAAGAAGCTAAAAGATAAAATATATCCGTTTTTATCCGATTTAAATATGTTAAAATGCTAACATGGAATAATATTAATTAGAAATGAGAAAGCACTTTTGGTGCTTTTTTTGGAGGTTTATGGCAAAGGAATGGGCAAAGAAATTTTATCAATCTAAAAACTGGATAAGTGCTAGAAATTACATAATGCATAAATATCATTATATGTGTCAATGTTGTAAAGAAAAACCTGCTGATATAGTTCATCATATTATTTGGCTTAATCCAAATAATATTAATGATCCAACCATTACTTTATCAGAAGATAATCTTATTCCAGTATGCAGAGAATGTCATGCAATTATCCATGAAGGCGTAAATGCAACTGTAGGTAATTTAGCATTTGATTCAAGTGGACAGTTAATAGAAAGGAATATATATGGTTTTAAGAGTTATAACAAATAATACATTTTTAGATTATGAATTAAAAGAGAAAATAGATAAAAAATTATTAACTTCCGCAATAGATAATCAGAGTACAATTATGATAGAAACAAAGCAAGAAACAATTGTGTTCATAAATGTAATTAATATAATATCATTAGAAATATTTGATATACCCCCTATATCTTAAAAAGTGCTATATATTATAAACCGCGCGATGAACCTTTTTAAACCTCAAAATTGAAAAATCATGTGAGGGGGGTGAAAGGAGAAATAAAAAATGAAAAAGAAGAATAAAGATATATCATTAACATTAATAAATGGACCTAATGATCCTCAAACTAGAGAAAAGATTGAACAAGAAAAAATAGCAAAAAAGATTATTGCTATTAGAAAAGGAAGAATTACAAAAGAACAAAATAAACTGAAAAAATTGTATTCTTCGGTTTCTAAAGAAAAAGAACACATAGTTAAGAAACTCATAGATAGAGCTTCTTTTCTTTTGATTTTATCTGAAGACATGGAAAAAGAAATAAAAAATGGTGAGTTGTTAACGTTGACAATTAATGCTAGTCAACAGTTTGTGAAATCTCATCCGCTTTTAAAAGATCATAGGGATACAGTTAAATCATATCAAACAGTATTAAAACAGTTATATGATCTAACAAAGAATGATTCATCATCTAATGACGAGGATGATGAATTAAGAAAATTCTTAGAGCAATGAATTATATAACTACATATTATAATCTTATTAAAAGTGGCAAAATACTAGTTTCAAAGAAAATTTTAAAACAGTATGAAAAAATTATATATGATTTGAATAATCCTGGAAAATATCATTTTGATATAAAAAAAGCAAATAGACCAATTCAATTTATTGAAACCTTTTGTAAGCATTCAAAAGGACAATGGGCAGGAAAACCAGTCATTTTGGATTTATGGCAAAAAGCATTAATTCAAACTATATTTGGTTTTGTTGATGATAAAGGATTCAGAAAATATAGAGAAGTATTTATTGTGGTAGCAAGGAAAAATGGTAAATCAACTTTATTGAGTGCAATTGGTTTATATATGCTTTTCGCAGATGGTGAAGGTGGCGCGCAAGTATGTTGTGTGGCCTCTAAAAAGGATCAAGCAAAAATAGTTTTTGAAGAAGCAAAAAATATGGTTGCTCAAAGTAAACTTTTAAAAAAACATATTAGAAAAAGAAAAGGTGATTTATATGTTGATTTGACATTTAGCACTTTTGAGCCGTTAACAAGTGATTCTAATACACTTGATGGATTAAATATGCATTGTGGAATACTTGATGAAGTGCATGCTTGGAAAGATAGAAATGTTTATGATGTAAGCAAACAGTCTATGGGAGCAAGACAACAACCTTTGCTTATATCAATATCTACAGCGGGTTTTGTTAGGGAAAATATATATGACTCACTATATGAACATTCCGAAAATAATTTGAATGGCTTAATTGATGATGAAAGATTTATTTCTTTTATTTATGAATTGGATTCAAGAAAAGAATGGATTAATCCTAAGGCGTATATTAAAGCAAATCCAGGATTAGGCACAATTAAATCTCAAGAGTATCTAGATGAGCAAGTTAAAAGAGCAAAAAATGACAAAAGTTATTTGTCAACTGTTTTAACTAAGGATTTTAATATAAGAGAAACAGCGGTTGGGGCTTGGTTATCTTTTGAAGTTGTAGATAATAAAAGTACGTTTGAAATAAAAAATTTATCTGGATGCTATGGAATTGGTGGAGTTGATTTATCGAGTGTTGGTGATTTGACATGTGCTTCATGTTTGATAAGAAAAAACAATGAGTTATATCTCGCTCAAATGTATTTTATTCCAGAAGAAAAAGCAAAAAGAAAAGAAGAAGAAGATCATGTTCCATATAAATTGTGGAAAGAGCAAGGTTATATTAAATTTTGCCATGGCACTATGGTAAATTTTTCTGATGTAACAGATTGGTTCAATGAACTAAGAGATAAATATAAAATATATACCGTTTGGGTAGGATATGATCCATGGGGTGCAGCACAATGGATTGAAGAAATGAAACAAAATGGCTATGTATTGGAAGAAGTAATTCAAGGAGCAAAAACAATGTCAACTCCTATGAAAATATTAGCAGCTGATCTAGAAGCTAAAAAGTTAAATTATAATAATAATCCTATCTTAAAATGGTGTTTAACGAACACTCAAAAAGAAGTCGATAAAAATGATAACATAAGACCTGTTAAAGGTAAAAATGCAAAGCAAAGAATAGATGGTGCTGTATCACTTATCGATTCTTATGTAATATATCAAAGACACTATGAAGATTTTTTGAATTTATAAAAGGAGGTAAAATGGGAATTTTTAAAAGGAAAAACATAAACCTAGAAAAACAAAAAGAAAAGAAATTAACCGAAACATTTAAGCTTTTAAATACCTACTGTCCAGTCTTTTCAACATATAATGGTGGTTTATATGAAATGGCTTTAACACGTAGTTGTATTGATAAAATCGCTACACAATGCAGTAAATTGTATCCAGAATTTACTACAAATATAAACTACAAAAAAGTAAAATACATATTGCAAAACAAACCCAATAGGTTAATGAGTTTACAACAATTTATATATAGACTTGTCACAATTTTATTAGTTGAAAATAACGCATATATTGTTCCGATTTATCAAAATGATTTAGAAGAAGTTATTGTAGGTTATTATCCTGTTAGATACGAAAATTCTAAAATAATAATGTATGACGGAGTGGAATACTTAAAATATATGATAAATAATGAAACATTTGTAATCGAATATGATCGAGTCGGATGTTTAAAAAGATATTATTATAAAAAAGAATATATAGGTGAGTCTAATTCACCTTTGAAATCAACATTAGATTTAATATCAACGCAAGAACAAGGAATAAAAGAAGGAATTAAAAGTGGTGCGATGATCAGGTTTCTTGCTAGATTGGGAATAGTTCAAAACCCAGAAGCAATAAAAAAAGAACAAATTCGTTTAAAGGATGAACAATTATCAATGGAAAACAACGGTGGAATATTGATATTTGACAATAGATATTCTGATATAAAACAGGTAGATAGTAAACCATTTATTGTTGATAAAGATCAGATGGAGCAAATTAAACAAAATGTGTTTGATTATTGGCATTTAAGTGAAGATATTTTGCAAAATAAGGCATCAGAAGATAGTTGGAATTTGTTTTATGAAGATGTTATTGAACCTATATCTATACAATTAAGCCAAGTATTTACTAATATGATTATCAATCAAAAAGATATCGAAAATAATAATTATAGAATAACATTTGAGGCAAATAAGTTGCAATTTGCAAGTAATAATACAAAACTCAATGTTAGCCAACAATTATTTGACAGAGGAATACTTAAAGTAAACCAAGTAATGGATATTTGGAATTTGCCACACGTGCCTGATGAAGAAGATAAACGATTTATAAGAAAAGAATATACAGAAGTTATAAATTTAGATAAAGTTATTTCTGAGGAGGTGAAAACTAATGAGTGAAAGTAAAGAAGATAAAATTTTGAAAATTAAACTTGATGATGTTCATACAAAAAAATATTTAGATAATTTATATAAAAAAACTTATAAAGGAAAAAAAGTTGTTTTTGTATTATTATCTGGAAAGGAAATAGTATATGAAAAATAATAAAGAAGTTAGAATGATATGTACTGATTTAGAAGTTAGAAGTAATGTTGAATCAAATGAAATGATTGTTGAAGGATATGCTGTTAAATTTGATAGTCCAGCAACGCATTATGGTTTGACTGAAATAATTAAAAAAAGTGCATTTGATAATTGTAATATGAAAGATGTACCTTTGAAATACAACCATGACGATTCTCATTTGATAATTGCTAGGACAAGAAATGGATCTTTAAAATTATCAATTGATGATATTGGATTGAAGATTAGAGCTACATTAATAGATACAACATCAAATATAGATGTGTATAAATGTTTGAAAGCGAAACTTTTAGATAAAATGAGTTTCGCTTTTACTGTATCAGAAGAAGAATGGGATCTAAAGACTGATACAAGAACAATAACTGGTATCGACTGCTTGTATGATGTAAGTATAGTGGATATTCCATTTTACGATACAACAGAGATATATGCTCGTGCTTTAAGTACACTGGATAGTGAAAAGAAGAAATTGGATAATTTAAGAGCTCAAAGAATGCGTATGAGAAGATCATTAGCATTAAAAATTAAACTTAATTCTATGAAGGAGGATATTTATGACATTAGAAGAAGTTAAAAAGAAGTTAGAAGAGATTCTTACAAAACTAGAAGGCAATGAGGATTTAAGTGAAGAAGAAATAACTGCTCTAGAAAATGAAGCAGAAAAATTGGAAGAAGAGAAAAAATCTTTAATTGCAAAAGCTGAAAAGAGAAGTTTAACTCTTAAAAAAATTAAACGCGGTTTAGGAGAAGAAGTAGAAATTAATGAAAATAAGGAGGAAAGAAAAATGAATCAAGAAGAAGATGTTAGAAACTCAAAGGAGTATAGAAGTGCATTCTTAAAAAAGTTACAAAGAAAGGAATTAACAGATGAAGAAGAAAGAGCGTTGACAACAGGAACTAGTTCAGTTGGTGCTGTTATTCCAACCATTACTCAAAATTTAATAATTGAAAAAGTATTCCAAAATGCACCATTATTAGAAGAAATAACATTGTTAAGAGTTGATGGGAATGTCACATTTGCTGTTGAAAGCACAGTAAACGATGCAGCAATTCATACAGAGGGAGCAACAATAACTGAAAGTGGGGATGTATTGGTACCTGTGTCTTTAGGTCAATATGAAGTAAATAAATATATTACTATTTCAAAATCTGTATCAAAAATGAGCATTGATGCGTTTGAAACGTGGATTACAAAAATGTTAGGAAAAATGATTGCAAAAGCTATTACTAATTTAATTATCAATGGTACAGGATCAAGTCAGCCAAAAGGTGTTGAGAAGGCAAATACATGGGGTGAAACAAACTCAGTAACTGTAGGCAAAACAGCATCATTAACCGAAGCTAATGTATTAACTTTAGTTGGTCTATTAAATGGTGCGTATGATGAAAATGCTAAATGGTTAATGAGCAAGAAAACTTTATTAACTGATTTTAGACCATTACAAGATAAATCAAAGAATGATTTGGTTGTAAAAGAAAATGGAAAATACTTTATTGAGGGTTATGAAGTTATGCTTGATGAGAGAGTAGCACTTCATGATGCATACCTTGGCGATTTTACAATGTATGTTGGTAACTTGGGTGAAGATATAACTGTTGATCAAGATAAGAAATTATCAGCTAACTCATTCGAATTTCTTGGATCAGCTATGTTTGATGGAAAACCAGCGATTGGTGAAGCATTTGTTAAATTAACTAAATCAACAACTGCTTAGTAAGGGAGGTAAAGGCAATGCTTAATACAGTTAAAATTGCATTGAGAATTAATAACAATGCGTATGATAAGGAAATTGAAAGTTTAATTGGTGCTTGCAAAAAGGAACTGGAATTATCAGGCATTGCCTCTTCTAATATTAACGAAAATGATGAATTAATTTGTCAAACTATAATAACTTATTGCAAAGCAAATTTTGGATTGGATAATGTAGATTCTGAAAAATTACAAAAATCATATGAATCAGCAAAAATATTTTTATGTATGAATTATAATCAAAAAATTGAAAAGGATAGTTCAGATGTATAAAGATGTCGGTTATATTATGTGCGAAAAAAGGACATTTGATAAGCACAACAAACCAAGGGTAACATATGAACCTAAAATTTTTTATTGTAATGAATTAAGCATTGGACAATCAGAATTTTATCAATCATCTTCAGTAGGTCTTAAGCCGGAAATAAAATTGGAAGCAAGATTATTAGATTTAACTGGCATAACACATATTAAATATAATGATAAACTTTACAAAATCTTAAGAACATACAAAAATGGTGATAAAATCGAAATAACATTAACATCTGTAATAGTGGAAAATAAGTAATGTATGGCACTGAAATAAAGTTTGTCGATACTTCTAAAGAATGTATTCAAATGATGAAAAAGTTATCAAAAGATGCTTTTAAAAAATGTGGAAAAGAAATTAATGAAAAAATAAAAGAAAAAATTCCAATAAAAAGAGGATATTTTCAAAAAAGCATTAAGGCATGGGCAAAAGTTGACAACAAAACGGGTGATCCATATCTTGACATTGGTTATTTAAGCCGCTCACAAATGAGAAAAAAGTATGGCATTAAATTTTTCGTTAATGCAACTTGGTTTGAATTTGGTACAAAACCACATTCTATTCAAACACTTCAATTGCGAAATGGTGGTAAATTGACATATGAATTGCATGATAACAATGCTAAATATGGATATTTAGTATCGCATCCTGGAATGACTAATAAAAATTTTCTTAGAAATACAGTGTACGATAATGTAGATGAGATACATGATACTTTGATGGAAAATTTAAAAACTTTGGAAGAATACATTATTGAAGAGGGCATGAATATTAATATAGGAGGAGATGAGGAAATTGATTGATGAGTTTGTAACGCAATTTATAAAAAAAATGAATACAATTATATCAACTTATTATGAAGAAGCTCCGAATGATGCTACTTATCCATATGCAGTTGTGCCAAGTTTAGTTATTAATAGTATTGATTATGGATATCGAGCAATTATTGATGTTGAATTTTATGTTAATGATTTATCGGATTCAAATATAGAAGAGTTAAATGATAATTTAAGAAATCAATTAGACCAATTTACTTTTTATAACAATAAAGTTGGTTTTCATATTAACTATGATGGTTCTATTTTGTCTAAACAAGTAGAACAGGACTTTACTTATAGAAAAGCAACTTTCATTGCAAAAATATTTTGAAGGAGGAATAATTATGTTAGTTGTTTTATCAGAAAATGATAAGAAAAAAATACAAATTGATGAAGGTATAGTTGTTGTTGATTATGGAGAAACAAATGAAAAGGTATTAGGCCCAACACGTGGTGGTGTTGAATTTGTCGTTACTCCTTCAATAAGAGATATCGAGTTTGATGGAAGAAAAGGTAAAACAAAAGGAATGCAATTAAAAGACGGAGAAGATGTTTCGATAAAAGTTAAGTCATTATGCTGCTCTTTAGATAGTTTAAAATTAGCAATTCCTGGTGCTACTGTTGATACTTCCAAATCAAAACTTACACCAGGTAATTTTGGAATTATACCGGATACTGCATATTTAACTAATATTGCAGTAATTACTAAAATGCTTGATGGTACTTTTACAATATTAAAAGTTTTATCACCAATGCATGAAGGAAGTTTTAATTATAAAGGTGTTCAAAAAAATGAAAATGAACACAGTTTGGAATTTATAGGTCATTATGATCCTACAAGTTCTTTAGAAGAATGTATATGGGATATTACTACAAGTAATGCAAATCCATTAACTGCTTAAAATTTACTCCCTCTTTTCTTATTAAATAAGTTAAGAGGGATTTTTTTTGAAATAGGAGGGAAAAAATGAAAATAAATACAAAAATATTATGCAAAATTTCTTTAATAGTAAATAAAATGGGAATATCTTCTTTAATTACAAAATTAAATATTGAAACAGGCAATGAGGAATTTGACAAAAAAGAACTTGTTAAGGAACTTTTTGCTTTGATAATAGATAATTTATATAAAGCAGAGGAACAAATAATTGAATTAATTTCTCAAGTTAAAGAAATTTCTGTAGAAGAAGCACAAGATGTTGATGTTATTGAATTTATTAAAGAACTTTTAAATAACAAAAAAATTCAATCTTTTTTAAAATTTGCGTAGGATTTGGGACTCCAGGTATTCTACGCCTGTGTTACAAAAATTATGGAGGAATTGATTTCTTTTATGACAAAGATTATGAACTTTTTATTGATTGTTTAGAATATGCTATTCAAAAAGAAAATGAAGTGCCAACATTGATTAATTTAATATATAGTAAATTATTCAATGCTGAAGAATCATCAACTATTAATAGAAAAATGAGAACAGCAGAAGAAATAAAGAAAGATTATGGAATGAGGTGATAATGTGGCAAATATATTTAGCTTATTTGGTTCTATTTTTGTAGACAATGAAAAGGCAAACAAGGCAATAGATGAAACAACAAAAAGAGGTAAAAAAAGTAGTGAAACATTTTCAGAAACTTTTTCTAACGTTGCAAAAAAAACTGTAGCAATTGGAACAGCGGTGGTAGGTGCTGCTTCAACAATTGTAGGTGGATTATATTCAATGACTAAAGCTTCATCCGATACATTAGGGGATTTAGATGATATTTCTCAAAAAGTTCAAATGAATGCTGAAACATTTCAAGAGTGGGATTATGTTGCAACACAAAGTGGTGTAACTCAAGAAAAACTTACAAATGCTATGGTAAAACAACAAAAAGCATTTGCTGATGCACGGGAAGGATCTAAATCATTGCAAGAAGCTTATAATCGACTGGGAATTGACATTAATAAAGTAGGTGATTCAAGTGAGGCATTTGATCTTGTAATAAATAAACTTGCTGATATGGAAGATGAAACCACAAGGAATGCCATTGCAAATGATATTTTTGGAAAGTCATATGCTGATTTGAATACAATATTAAATCAAGGAACTGATGGAATAAAAAATATAAAACAAGAAGCACATGATTTGGGAAAAGTAATTGATAATGAAACTGTTGCAGCCGGTGCTGATTTCGGTGACCAAATAGCAAGAGTAGAAACTGCATTTTCTTCACTTGCAACAAAACTTGGGGCAAAATTATTTCCAATAGTAAATAAACTATTGGATTTTATTTTGGATAATTTACCAGTTATACAGCAAATGTTTGACATGCTTGCTCCGGTACTTATTGATTCACTTGATAAAATAATGCCAGTGTTTATTCAGTTTGCTGAAGAAATACTTCCAATTATTATGGATTTAGTAGTTCAACTAATGCCAACAATTACTGCAATAATTCAAGAGTTGTTACCAATATTCACAGAAATATTAGGCATAATCTTGCCGCCATTGATTCAAATAATTCAAGAATTATTACCAATTTTACTTCCAATACTTGAAGCATTATTGCCGTTATTAATGCCTCTTTTGGAATTGTTGTCATACTTGTGTGAAACTGTTTTAAAACCGATTATATCAACAATAACAGGAATAGCAAATGTTATAAGTAAAGTTTTAGTTACTGCACTTCATGCTTTAAGTCCTGTTGTGCGTGGAATAAAAACAATATTCGAGGATGTTTTTGGTGGGATTTACAATATTGTTAAAACACCGATTAACTTCATTATAGATGGATTAAATGTGTTTGTTAGAGCATTAAATAAGATAAAAGTTCCAGATTGGGTACCTTTAGTAGGTGGAAAGGGTATAAACTTACCATTGATTAATAGATTACGTGTTGGTATCGAGAATGTTCCGTATGATGAGATGCCAGCTATATTGCATAAGGGCGAAACGGTACTTGATAAAGAAGAAGCACAAGAATATAGAGATAAAAAAACAAAAGAAAAAAATAATCAATCAATTGTATACAATTACTATAATACAATTCAAATTGATAATTTAAAATGTGAAAATGAAAAAGATATAAAACGTATTGCAGAAGAATTATATTATTTGCAGAAAAGGAGTGAGGTTTAATGGAATCATTTAAATTTAATAATGTTTCTAGTGATTCTTTGAGTTTGATAGTTAAATCAATGCCACTTGTTCCAAGAGCACAAAAAAATATTGAATCAATTGAGATACCTGGAAGAAATGGAAAATTATATATTGATAATGAAAACTACTTAAGTATAAATTATACGATTAATTGCATTTCTTTAGACAAAAACAAAATAGATGATATTAAATCTACTTTTCAAGGTAAAGGCAAATTGACTTTATCGAAGTATAATGATAGGTTTTGGAATGCTACAATAAAAAATCAAATTGATTTTTCAAAATATTTAAATTACTTAAATGAATTTCCACTTCAATTAGAATTGGATCCTATTGCTTATTCTATCACTGAAACAGTAGAAACAATATCAACTGATGGAATTATTAATGTTGGAGGAAATTCTATTGTATATCCTTTGATAAAAGTTAGTGGAGTTGGTAGTTTCTCAGTTAATGGTTATGAAATTACTGTTAGTGAATCGAATATAAGTATTGATTGTGATTTAATGAATTGTTTTAATGGCTTGATATCAAAAAATGATAAAGTTATTTTAAGTGAGTTTCCTAAACTTGCACCAGGAAATAATCCTATTTCGTTGGGCGATGGTGTTACATCAATTGAAATTAGATATAGAAAAGGTTGGATATAGTCAATGATTGTTATTTATGATTCAAAAGAAACATCTTTTTCTAGTTTGGGGCTTGGTATTCTTAAAGATTTTAAATCCAATCCATTAATTACCGAGGAATTAAAAGGATCTTTTATACTTGAATTCGATTATGCAAAAGAAGGATTTTTAAGTGATAAACTTGTTGAAGGAAATTTGATAAAAACGAATCATCAAATTTTTAGAATAAAAAGTATTACAAAATCAATGTCGGATTCAGACAAAATATCGATACTTGCACAACAATATTTTCAATATGATATGTCTTCTAACTTTTTAGAAGACGTTGCACCAACAAATTTAAATGCACAGTCAGCAATTAGTTGGTTATTATCAAAAGCAAAAACATCAAATAATTTCGAAGTGAATGGTGATTGTACTTTTTCTTCAAGTGCAAGATATGTAAGAAAAAATGTAATAGATGCAATTTATACTGCTGATAATTGTATTTTTAAAAGGTTTGGAGGCGAACCGGAATTTAAACTCAATAAAGTATTCATTCACTCAAAGCGTGGTAAAGACAATGGTTTTTCAATTCGAAAAAGAAAAAACTTAAAGGGAATTGAATTTAATTTGGATTTTTCAACAGTTGTTACTAAAATTTTACCACAAGGAAATGATGAACTATTATTAGATGATTTGTATGTTGTTTCTTCTAAATTAAATGATTATTATCAACCATTTTATAAAAAAATAGATTTTAATATTGGTATGGATGAAGAAACAACAGAAGTAGAAGCAAAAGAAAAATTAAAAAGTGCAGCAGAAAAGTTGTTTGAAACAGGAATAGATATTCCTGAAATATCTATAAAAATAGATTTTATAGAATTATCAAAATGTGTAGAATATGAAAAGTATAAAAATTTAGAAACTTGCTCTTTGGGTGATACCGTTAAAGTTATTGTTCCAGAATTTAATATTAATACTTCTGTAAGAGTAGTAAAAACGGTATTTGATGTTCTTTTAAATAGATTTGTCCAACTAGAATTAGGAACTATCAAAAAAAACATTGTGACAAGTCAAAAAGATACAATTAATAATATTAAAAATACTTTGGAAAATCCAACTAGCATTTTGAGTATGGCAAAAAATCAAGCAAGTGATATTATTAATCATCCATTTGGTGGTAATTTATTTATTGACAAAACAAATGGTAGATTATATTTAATGGACACTAAAGATCCTAAAACAGCAAAAAATGTATGGCAGTGGTCATTAGGTGGACTTGGTTATTCAAAAAATGGTATAAATGGTCCATATGATCTGGCAATAACGCAAGACGGAAAAATTGTTGCTGATTTTATTACTACAGGTAAATTAAATACAAATGTTATTGAGGGATATGAATCATTGATTACAACTGTTAAGTCAATTAAGAATCTAACAGATTACATTAAGACAAAGCAAGAAACGTCAAGCATAGAATTGCTAAAAACACCTGACAGTACGGGTGCAATAAATAAATTATCAATTAAAAACTTCAATTTACAAACGTTGTATCCAGACATGGCATATCCATCTGATTATACTTATCCGGGCGTATTAAACTTTTACACATTAATAATATCAAACGAAAAAGTTGTTTATAGTCCATCACTTCCAACAGCCAACAACCAAACTGAATTGTATAATGTCGGTGGAATTAGTGGTAAATTTTATAGATGTGTTGATAATGTATGGACGGAAGAAACAAAGTTAGACAATATAAAATTTATATATATTAATTCACCATTCCCGTTGCAAACATTAACGACAACAATGGGTGATCATGTTTATGATGAGCTAATTTTTGAAGATAATCAAGTATCTATAATACAAAGATTAGATTATGATGAAGAAAATAATCTCGAAGTATTAGAAAAACCAGTTACTTACAATTTGGGTGAAATGCTAGTACCAACTTTTGAAACTAATACTTATATTACGATGAAGTATTGGACTAATCTAAATTATGAATGTACATATATTGAAAAAAATGAGTTTACTTCTTCATTTACAACCAAAAATGAAACAAATGCTTTAATTAGTATTACGAATGAAATAAATTTAAAAGTTGAAAACAAATGTGGAAAAGATGACGTGGTAAATCAGTTAAACATTAGTAAAGATTTAATTGAAATAAAAGGTAATAGATTTGTACTTGATGCTGACAATGTCAAAATAGATAAATTTGGAAATATTATATTGTCTAACGGGGCTAAGGTATTAGGCGAATATGGTTTACTTTCTTCAATAATAGTAGAGAGCAATATAATGTCTAGAAGCTTTATAGGTGGTAATATGATACTTCCTATGGGATATTCACAATATGAAGAAACTAGCAGTGGTTCAATAACGACGATAAAAGATTCATTACAGTTACAATTTACAATTCCAAAAGGTTTTAAAATAATGAGTGCATTTATATTGTTAGAGCATATGCCAACAAAATATAAAGATGGGACAACATTAAAGTACACTGGTACATCAAAAAATCTAAAACTATATAGAGCAACTAATTATTCAGCCGGTACTTTTGTAATGGATATAACACGTTATGTAACTAATAATAGTGAAATAAATTATTCAGAAGTTCCTAACGCTTTTGGAGTAAATGGATTTAGCGGTTCAAGTTCAGGTTATACAAGTAAACAATCAATAAATATAAAAGATTTTATAACAACTTCAGATACTGAAGATTCATTTAATATGTTCAAAATAGAAACTTCTAATTCATTAGTTACAAGTTTAGCCGCAATGTATCAAAACACAGGAGCATGCAAAGCAACACTGATGATAATGGGATATTCTAGTTTTGAATAAAAAATAAATTAAAATAGGAGGAAAAAATATGATAACAAACGTAAGTTCATTACTTACTTACTTACTTACTTACAGGGAAGGAGGTGCAGTTATTTAATAATTGTACCTCTTATAAGAAAGGGGGCAAGGCATAAAAATATTACTTGCTCTCTAAGAGGTGCATGTCTATGAGTTTGAAAAATTACCCAGATATGACAACACCGCTAAATGCAGAAAACTTAAAATTACAACCTAAAACAGAAAAAACGTCAAGTAATAACGATGTTTATAGTTGTAATTATATAAATGCTAATACAATTCCAGTGATAAACTTCAGTGGTGATTTTAACGATTATAAAGAAACCGCTATAGGTCAATGTCAAATGTCTACTAATAAGCCACCAACAGATGCAAATTATTTTTATGGAACAATAATAGTGATAAAGTTTGGAAGTGCTTATTGCAGTCAACTTGCAACTGATATTAATAGTGGAAAAATGTATAATAGAGCATTAGTAAATGGTAACTGGACAGCATGGAAAGAAATTCAGCAAAATGCTTTATAAAAAAAATAGAGGGCAAGATTAAATGCCGAAAATGTGGAAAAAATCAATTTTACAAATTATCCAAATACGGATAAACCTATCAATGCGGAAAATTTAAACCAAATGCAAAACAATATAGAAAACGAAATAAAAGAAAGCAGATTAAAAAGTGCTATATTAGTTGCATTAAGTGAAAATAAAAGTTTAACTGTTTCGACTGCGTGGAGTGATATTACAATACCATTTAACAAAGTTTTAAAAAAAATCGGAGATGGTTTTTCACTTAATACTTCAACAGGCACCATCACAGCATCCGAAAATGTAAAAAATGTAAAAGTTACAATTGGAGTAAAGGTTAATAACAACATTTCAGGTAATGTATATCCAAGAATTTATAGCCAGTCAGGAATTTCTAACTTTACTGAAAGTGGAGATAAAAATTCTGGTCAAATAAAAAATGAAACAATTGATAAATGCGATACTTCAAAAACTATTCAAGGCGGCTTTAGATGTAGTAATACAGGCGAAGTGATAATTACTGGTTCAGAACAATATACTTACATGCTGGTTGAAGAATTATAACTCATAGATTTAATTTAAATAACAAAATAATATGAATGATTTTATAAATTACCCAGATATGACAACACCATTAAATAGCGATAATTTAAAATTACAAGAAAGTGGTTCAAATGAAAATGGCAATTGGATTAAGTATAGTGACGGTACTATGATAACATACCAAAATGTGGATATTACATTATCTGTTACTGAAGCGTGGGGTGGAATATTTGTAGGAAATTATACAACACCAATTAATTTTCCTCAAACTTTTAAAGAGCCACCAGAAGTGCTAATTGATTTAAAGTTTACTCAAGGTGCTGGTTGGCGAATTGACTGGGATTTTCCTGTTATAACTAATTCCAGTATTAAAAATATTGGGGTTGGAAGAGGGACTTCTACTGATACGTCAAAATTTAAGGCCACAATTTTTGCAATAGGAAAATGGAAATAATAAAGAAAGGATAAAGAAAATGGAAAAAATAAAGAAGTATAAAGAAATATATGCATTTATTACAATAATCATTGGAATTTTATCTGGTGCATTTGTGATTTTACATAATATTTTAAATAAATATGATGAAATACTAGATAATTTAAAAACAACACAACAAATGAGTTTAAAATCGGTTATATGGAATGATAATATTCCACTAGCTGAAAGGTCATCTGCTTGTGATGTTTATTTAAGTAATGGTTATAATAGTTTAACAAAAAAACATTGTGAAATGATTCTGAAGGAGGAATAATTATGATTAAAATAATAATTGGTTTAGTAAGTGTAATGATTGCAAATGTCTTATTAGGAGTAACACTTGCTAAACTAAAACAAGAGTTCAAGAAAGAAAAATTATTAAGTGGCTTAGTAAAATATTTAGGAATAATCTTAGGTGTATTATTTATGTATGTTGCTGGTTATTTAAACCCAGATATTGTAGTTGCAAATATAAATAACGTAGAAGTTAATTTAATGACTGGTATAGAGGTTTTATTCATATCAGGTATAATTTACTATGGTATGCAAGATTTAATTAAATTGAAGAATTTATTAGGATTATCAAATGATATTACACCCATTGACGAAGGAAGAGGGTAGTATGAATAAGTATAATGCAGAAAGATTATTTCATACTCTTGATGATATATTCATATCTAGTCCTTATTCAAATAGGATAAGCCCAATAACAGGTGATAGGGAATTTCATGAAGGTGTAGATTATTCAGCAAACGGAAAATCAATACCAATATATGCGTTGGATGATGGAGAAGTATTATATGAGGGATATGACAATTCAACAGGTGCAATAATATGTTATGTAAGATTTCCTAAATTAGATGACTATGTAGGACTATATTATCATTTAGCAAATACTGTAATTAATAAAGGTGATAAAGTAACTAAGGATACTAAAATAGGAATGATGGGAAGTACAGGATATTCAACAGGAAATCATTTACATTTTGATTGGTTCAAATATAGTGATTATAATAAGGGCTTTTATGATAGAAACTATGAAGATTTTAATGAGTATATATTCCCAGAAAACAGAATAAAAGTAACTCCAGTTGTAGAAAGAAATGAAAACATACCTCAAATAAGAGTAATAGTCGATAATTTGAGAGTTAGAACATCTAGTAGTACAAATAGTAGTGTTTTAGGTTTCACTCAAAATAAAGACATTTATAATGATTTAGAAACTTATAATGATGGAACTTATATATGGCATAGAATAGATAAAGAACAATGGATTGCTGATAATGGAGAGTGGTTAGAGATACTACCAATTACTGATTATAAGAAATTATATGAAAGTAAGCTTAGTATGATTGAGAGTTTAAACAAACAAATTTCGACACAAAACGACACGATAAATAATTTAAATGAAAAATTAAGTAAAATTAATGAATTATCAAGAATATGAAAACAAGTAGAGTTAATTCCCTACTTGTTTTTTTTATGCATATAAATATAATCCATGCCGAACACTCTTATAAACTCTTCTTTAGTGCCTATATTCTTTTCAAAATAAGTTTGTGCTTTTACTTTCCAAAAATTTATATACTCATAGTTGTTAGTTATATCTCTATGACATTTTTCACACAAAGGTATTACAAAACCATATTTAATAGAATTGGATCTATTTCTTCCTGGAAATAATTCATGTTTGTCTATATGTCCATAAATCGAGCCACATTTGATACATTTAGATAGATTAGGTGTAAATATACTAAATCTGTCTTTTTCTTTCTTAGAGTGTGTTTTTATTACTTTATAAATAGGTTTATAAATCTT